CATCAGAAGAACGATCCCTATCTGGAAAACAATCATCTATTTGTTCACGCAGCTGTATGGCTGACTTACTCAGCCAGGGTTTCATCGCTTATTCTTTCAATCTCTGGCATGATCCATTGGCAAGTATCTTCATCAAATCCAATATGATTTTCAGGCTCAGGTGCAATAAACGCATCTCTTACTTCATCATAATAAAATCCAACTCCAGCATAATTTTTTCTTATGCGAGCGTTGTAAGATGTTTTAATCCACGTGCCACCAAGATTATCAATCAACCATGAGTAACCTTCATCGCCAGCAGGATCATTGTTATCGCCTACTAATACACGAATAACTTTATTGTTTTTATCAATCTCTGCCCAGTGCGACATATTAAACCGCCGATTTCAAATATCGAATAATAACTAAACCTGAACCACCTGCTGCGCCTGGAAAACCACTTCCACCGCCACCGCCTGAATTGGTTGCACCTGCGGTTGCTGCACCATTTACTCCACCATTACCGCCACCATTAACACCTGAACCAGCAGTACCAGTATAAATACCTCCACCGCCACCACCAGCAAGTTTTCCACTTACTCCAGTTGATGTTGCGCTTAACCATGATGAAAAGTTAATTGAATTATATGTATCAGTACCTACTCCACCTGCACCACCTGTATTGCCATTTGATGCTGCGCCACCACCTACTCCACCTGCACCACCGCCACCAGCAGATACGAAATTTCCACCACCTGAATTAGTGGCAGTACCGCCAGCATAACCTTCTACTGGACTGTAACCGCCCACGTTACCAGCACCACCTGTACCATTTGCTCCTACATAATATGCTGAACCACCTGATCCTGAACCACCAGCAACTCCATTATTGAAAGCAACAAGACCTCTACCACCACCTGAAACTGCTAAGGTTGTAAAACCTGTCGCAGTAATTTCCGTATTGCCACCTTGTGTTCCATCAGTAGATGTAGCAGTTCCACCAGCACCTATTGAAACTGTGTAATTTTTAGGCTCAAATACTTGTGATGCAAATGCTCTTAATCCACCTGCGCCACCTGGGCCACCTGGATTTTGACCGCCACCACCGCCACCACCTGCAACAATTAATACATCTGCACTGAGATTGCCAGTGGTAACTCCTAACGTTCCGTTACCAGTAAATAATCTGTAAAAATAAGTTGAATCATCGAATAAAGTGCCGCCTGTAACTATTGGTTTTGCTAAACCAGCACCTGCAAAAATTCCTAAAATTAAATTAGGCAATTCCGCCCACCACGACCCATGAATTTGCAGCGATCTTTATGCAACTAGCTGCTTTATTAATAGCAAGAACCGGAGCTGCTGGAGTTGCACCTGCTGAAACAATTGCTGTAGTTCCAGATGTAACTGCGTTGATTGTTGTTGTTCCTGCACCTTTTTGGAAAACGTTTAAAACTGTACCAACTGGAAATGCTACTGAAGCATCTGTTGGAATTCTGAATGTGTTTGCAGATGAGTTGTCCATTGTTACAACTTTGTTTAATCCGTCTGCCAATACCACTGTGTAGGTTGTACCAGTTTGTGCATTAATTGCTACGCCAGCAAAGGATGTGTCGATTGCTCCAGCAAGGGTTCGGATCGCTAATGCGCCATCTTTGACCAGATCGGTGTCGTCTGGGGTTTCCCACCCAAAGTTGCTTGTATTTGCCATGTTAAGAAATTACTCCAATCGCTGTCTGCCAGGTAATTGTACCTGATAATGTGTTCCATGCTTCGGATGCATTGACCTGATTCCATGATTGGAATATGGCTGAGAACTCTATTGGGCTGAGGTTGATAGTCAGATATAACTCATTGAATGACGTGCTCCATGACCAGCCCTCTACATACCCTTGAAAACGCCCTTCAGAGGCTATTTGCGGCGGTAAATCGGTGATGGTGAGGGGTTGACCCATAAAGATGTTTAAAAGGTGATCTCGGTCTGTATTATCTAATTCTGAATTTGTAATTGGGAATGTGATGCTATCAAATACTGGGTATGGATGGGCTCGCAGCTCTAAATATCGATTGATGATATTTTCTGCATCTGATTGATTTTTGATGCTTGAGTTAATGGTTTCTGATTTGTATCCATAAAGTGAAATGCTGGTTGCATCTGACCCTATTTCCAGGTCATTAAAATTGTTGCCATAATTCAAGGCTATGTCGTTACGTATATCTCCAGCCCTGGTGCTTGTTGTTAATCCTACTCCAATAGCAGTATTTGCAGAAATTTCAACGGCACCATTAGCTGCTAAATATGCAGTACGATGATTTTGATCTGCATATCCGATGTTGCCTTGATTGTCCTCAAATAAATATCCAAAGGCTGAATTGGCTATCTGTGAAGCGATATTGTAAATCGTATCTTCTGATGAACCACGATTGACCATAAGATACTGACCAGGCTGATCTATTTCGCCAAGTCCTAGATTCTCAGCAGTTGCCCATGTTGTTGTTGCATCATAGTTTGCCCATGTTTGTGCTGCTGATAAACCAACCCAATCACCCAATAAAAACTCTGTAAGCAAGGCATAAATCTGATCTCCATCTTGATCTTGTGTTAATACACCTTCACTGACTGTTTTGGCTAATCGAGCCAAGTTACCCATCGCAATAATTTTATATGTAAAAACTGTGCCTACTGATCCAGATTGAGCAACTGATACTGCAATATCGCTTATGTTGCCACCAAACAAAGTTTTATATGTTCCAGTGCTGTTTTTAACTTGCAAGGTTAAGCCATCGTTTATATTTATGCTGTAACTGTTGTTTTGTAAAGCAACCAAAGTAATGCTCAAACTTGATGCAGTTGGTTGTGTGTAAATATCATTGCGGCCAGATTGATGTGCTATTCTTGAAATGGTTGCGCCTGTTAAATTAACCCCATTGATGGTCAATTTCCATTCTGGAGTAAATTGGGTCATATCATAAACGGCGTTGTAATAACCGCCCCACCTCGACCATAAGATTTACTTAATACATCAACAATTTGACGCGCAGTGCTTTCGCTATCTATTGCTCCGTTTACTGTAATGTTGTTAACAATTCCAGGAGTAGGCAAAATGCCTGATCGTAATGCTTGCTCTGTTGTAGCACTTGTGCCAAAGGTGGAAACTAATGCCAGATCCGCTGCTGCTTGCGCTGCAGTTCGACCTGTATTAGATGTTCCTGCGTTTGCACCTGTTGCAGTGCCACTGGTTAATCCAGCATTAAAACTTGTCGGCATAGAATTGACTGCAGATGTAATTCCAAATTGAGGATTGCCTTGACCATATTCAAATGCTGATCCGCCAGCACCGCTGCCAATTCCCCCAATTTGCGGTATGTTTACTCCAGGAATCTTATTGACTGCTCTAATAATCAAGTTAATAGCATCAATTGCTGTATTAACTATTTTAGCAATAACACCTAATACGTTGGAAATAACGTTGATTACGACTGCAGCAATATCACCAACGACATTTAACGCTGCTCCGATGCTTTTGCCAATAATAGGTGCTAACAATTTAACTACATTAAAAAACTCTTGAAACTCATCGATGTTTTCTCTAATGGCTCCGCGTATATCATTAAATGCATTTTTAGCACCCTCCATAATTGGAAGCAAGAATGATTTAACTGCATTAATGTAGTTCGTAACTCCATCAGTTAATCCACCTGTTTTGTTACTGAATACATCAGCAACTTTTTGGATGATTGGCAATACGTCATTTGTAAAGACTTTAACCAAAGCAGATACGACTGGCAATAATGCTTCACCTATCTCTGTTTTGATATTGGTTATTTGTGCAGTTAAAATTCTTTGGGAGTTGGCTAGGCCATCAGAGGTGCGAGCAAAATCGCCTTGAGCAGCAGATGTTTGTTTGTAAATCAACTCTTGTGCTGCTAATACCTTTTGTTGTGGCGTTAATGCTTCTTTTGTGGTTTTAATGATTCCTAAACCTAAAGCAGCTTGACGCAAACTTGCATCATCTAACAAAACACCATAACGGCGTAAAGGCTCAGTTTCGCCTCTAAGAGCTGCGCCGATAGCCTGAATGGCATCTTCTGGTGATGTATTGTTGAAAGATGCTAAATCAGAAGCAAGGGTTGTAAAATCTGTTGAAAATTTGACTAACTCTCTTCCTGTTAATCCAGCAGATTTACCAAATATTGCAAATGTAGATGCAGCATCTAAAGCCTGTTGTTTTGTCTGTCCTAGTGATGCAGCTGCAGATTCAGCAAACTTTTCAATTTCATTTGCACTGTTACCAAATAGAACACCGACTTTAGATACGGATTCTTGTAGGTCAGATGCAGCCTTAACACCTTCTACACCAATCTTTATTGCAAATGCGCCAACTGCAGCTGTGGCAGCAGCAAAGGCTAATCCCGCTTTTTTACCAAAGTCTGATATTTTGCTTGAATTGGTTTCAACGGCCTGATCGGCCATGTTGAGTTTCTTTTTAAGATCATCAACATCGGCAAGGATGGATAACTTAAGGGTACGATTACCAGTTGCCATTATGCCCACTCCTTAAGTATGCGATCAAACGCAATTTCCCATTTATTCACTAATTCAGGCTGAACTCTGCGAAGGGTTGGATAGATGAACCAGCCTCGACTACCTCGGCCTTGCCGTCCGCTATACGTAGGAAACTGTTTGAATTTATTAGAACCAAACTCATAACCACCCCATAGGGTTTGCGTTGTAGCACCACCTGAAAACTTTTGTCTTGCAAAGCCGTAACTGAACTCACCGATTTTTGACGATTTAGAGATCGATACGCCGTCCGCAATTCTCTGCGTTGCTTTTGTGCCTTTTGTTCTTTGACCAGCTGCCTGTTTAATTTCTTGAGATGCATAAGTCGCCAAAGCAGCAGACTGAGTTCGTGCTTCTTCTGTAGCCTGTGCATCCATGAGTTTAAATGCTTTGAGTACATCGCGAAGATCGGCTTTGTTGTAGGCAATAGTTTCATTGGCCATTATCCTCGCTCCTTAAGTAATTCAATTGCAGTTAAAACATCTTCAGCGTTTGTCCACTCGCTCATTGGTATCTGTGTGGCTAGTGCCAACTGAACCAATATGCGACTTACGCTTCCTTCTGGATGACTTTTGGGTCGGCATCACCGACTATTACATCGGCAACTGTGTCCATCCAAGCCTCGATAGGTTTGACTGGCTTACCAGCCAACTCACGCTTATGAGAATGATAGGCCAGAAACATAAGATCCCAGACGCCCATTTTTTCCTGCGCTTGGCCAATTGTGTTTCCTGTCTGTTTTTCCCACTTTGCCCACTCAGGAGGTTGGGCTACATAAGTTGCTTGCTCTCCTGAGTTATATTCAATTGTTATTGGTAACTTCATTTGTTTGCTCCCGTTTTTTTTAATTAGGCGAATGACTCCGCTGGTACTCCGATAACCTGGAATGATAAAGATACAGTTTGAGCATCAGGTGCGGTTCCACCAGCTGATGGCCAACTTGGCAATACCTGGAAAGTAAAGACTGCTCCTGTTGAAGCTGTAAACACTGTGTTGATACCTGTGTTTGGTGCAGATTCTGTTGCAGACCAAAGAATCTCGCATAGAGATCCAGTTGCTCCCCAATCGGATAGCATTTCTACATCAAAGGTAAAATTGTTATCTATAACTTTGTAAGACTTTCCGTCTAGTGTTTCGTATGTTTGACGATTTGTTTCGCCAGTGAGTGTTGCGGTTGTTGCTTGTGCATCGAAATTATTACCGCCAATTGTGAAGGTAATATCTCGACCGGTAATAACTGTCGTTGCCATTTTGCTCCTTAGATTGTTCTCGTGTAATAAGTAGAAACTCTCACGTCTGCAATAAGCAGAGTGCTCGCTCCAACTTGTGTAACTGTTGGTCTTTCGACCGAGCTGACAATGTACCCTGCTGGGATCACTGCCAGAACGCTGATGATTAGTTGCTCAATGTTATCTAAAGATGCAGGATTACTGTTATATGCCACCGCAACTGAAATGGTCATATTAATTTTAGCCCTGATATTAGATTTGCTTATAGTTTCAAATTCAAGATATGGAGAATCTGGTACGCAAACGACCGCTGGCGGAATAACTGATTCTGGTACAAAACTGTAAACATTACCTGCAACGCTGGATAACGCAGTTGCTAAAGGTGTCCGTACTTGCTCAAGAATTGTCTGATTAGGCATTATTGAGCCATGCTTTCAACATCAATAAAAGGCCCTAAGAGCCCTACACAACGATTGAAGAGGCTTCGGCCCATCCTGAACGGAGTTGCAGTAAAATCAACGCCTTCGATCTGACCTCCTCCTGCAAGGCGAGATTGGAATACTTCTAAAGAAACTACGAATACGGCTGAGCGAACTGGTTGGTTGCCAACATAAGTTGCAGCAGCTGAAAGGGTTGCAGTTCCTGATGGGATGATATTTGCGCTCGCCACATCTGCGTTTGTAATGGCGCATGAGAATGTATATTGTCCAAGATTATCTGCAAGGATTGTGCGTGTTCCATTGTAAGGTGCTCCACATCCTGCGATGACGACTGATTGACCTTCAGT